CACTACTAGGCCATGCAAATAACCGGCAACACCCGGCCCTATCGCCCCCGCCCCACAGGGAATGAGTCATTTTCCCCCATATGGAGTATAGCTTTCTATAGTCTTATTGATTAGACGAATCGGTATAATTATTAGAACTGGGTAACTATTTACCCAAACCGGTTGACTTATTAGGGTCTCTTATGGTATAATACCAAGTAGGGAGCCCCAGTAGGCATTGCCGAGGGACTCCTAAGAGTTATGCTTAAAACCGCAAGGACGAACATCCCTTGGGTCTTTTAGGAGATAGCATGGGTGGATTTATCTTTGGTATTGCATTGTGTACGTTGGCATTCTTCGCCGCCAAACAGTCCGGTGTAATTACTTGGAACGGGTTCAAGTCGAAGAAGATTGTTAAGGAACAATAGACCTATCTTGGGTGGTGTAACCGGTTGGTCACCGGCGAGGGTAGAAAGCGCATAAGCTTAATGCAAACAGTAGGGGAAAGGCGCTTTAATGAAGAAGGTATTAGTTCTTCTTCTAGTTTTGATGTCGTTTTCGAGTTGCGGGGCGTATTTAGCCAAGGTTCAGGCCGATAAGGAACTGCGTTGGCAGATTCAGAGATTAAAGAAACATCCCAGGAAGATACCAATAGCCGGGATTGGCATATCCCTCCCGAGGCTAACGTCCGTCAGCGTAGATTCGTATCCGAACTCCTGAAGGGTAAAACGCAGTCTCAGGCTGCGGTTGCCGCAGGATATAAGGCCGACTATGCTTCTGACCTTATGAAACTCCCTCAAGTTAGGGGGTTCTTAGATAAGGCTATGGTTAAGGCGGGTATTGACGATTTACTTATCGCCCGCAAGCTCCGTGAGGGATTAGACGCTAAGACCCCTCCCAGGAAGGAGGGTGGGAAGCAATATCCCGACCAGTTCGTTAGGAAACAGTATATCGACTTGATATGCAAGATTCGTGGCGATTACGCCCCCGATAAGTCGGAGCATATCAATAAGACGATTAACCTCACGATTGATATGGGTATGTTGAAGGCCCTTAAAGATACGAGGTTCCTTAGTGCCAAGGAAGTCGATTATCTTGAGGCTGAGATTGTTAGGGATAACGAGGTAACGGTTGTCGGAGAACTTGTCGCCGGAACCGGAGATTAGTCTAGAGTCTATTCTAGATAAGCTCCGTGACCCGGAGTTGCTGGCGAAGCAATGTCTGGAAGACCTATACTTTCTTTGCCGGGCCATTCTCTGTACCCTTGAGGATTCTACCCCTGGGTTCAAAGACCTGCATTATGAGACCCATAAGACAATCTGCGACTTCGTTCAGAACTACGCCAAGGAGGGTAACAAGTTACTCATTCTTACCCCCCGAGGCTGGGTTAAGTCCTATGTCATTACTATTGGTTGGACTATCCAGCGCCTACTGCGGAATCTTACCGAGGGGCGTCGGGAGCACCAGTTAATCTCCAATGCTACTCTCCCCAATGCCAAGAACTTCCTTGAAAAGATTAAATACAATATCCAGTTTAATGACCTCTTGCGGGGGTTATTTAAAGGGGTACTACCGTCCGACCCTGAAACGGATGCTGAGAAATGGACGCAGGATTTCCTCCAAATCGGGGGGAATCTTATCGAGGTCGGGTCCGTCGAAGGTAACCTAGTCTCGCGGCATTACAAGATAATGGTCAATGACGACCTCGTGAACAAGGACAATTCCAATACCAAGGAACAACTGCTAAAGACCCTGGACTGGTGGAGACTCTCGCAGTCGTTGCTTCTGAGCAACGGCATAGAGATTAACATCGGTACGCGGTGGGCGTACGATGATTTGTACGGGTACTTCATCGAATCGTTCGTTAAGCCCGAGTTCAAGTATATGGACGCCGGGAAGCCGATTATAGAACTCCACCGGGGCAACTACCACATGTTATGGATGGATTGCTGGTCCGACCCTATTCACGAGAGTGGTTCTACATTCCCAACTCTATTCCCTGAATCCAAGCTCAAGGAACTCCAGGGACAGTTAAAAGAGCGGTTCAACGGTCAGTATAGAAACAACCCGTTCGCCTTGGGAAAGAACCCGTTCAAGGAAGAGTGGTTCTGCCGGTGGAACCAGAACGATACTCTTCCTGCGATACGCAACTCCATCATGATTATCGACCCGTCTGGAAAGGCCCAGATTGATTCCGACTATACCGGGGTAACCGTTATTCATCTTACCCCAGACAAGAAGGGATATATCCAGTACGGTAAGCGCCATATGATTACCGACAAGGCCCTTGTCGAGTGGATTATAAACAACGCTATCCGCTGGCGAGTCGATTCCGTTTTTGTAGAGGATTCAAAGTATCAGGTCATCTATGAACTGCTTGAGATTCTTATCCCTCAGTTGCATCGGATGGGACGGATTAGGGAAGAAGATTATGAGTATGTTAAGACTCTTCCTTATATCTTGCAAGAGGTACGACCAGCCGGTAGACCGAAGGATGTCAGAATTAGACATCTTACGGGATTCTTTGAGAATGGACAGTTCATGCTCCCCTACGAAGGGGCCGAAGACCTAGAGGAAGAACTGTTGAGATATCCGTCCACTAAGGACGATGTTATAGATTCTCTCGCGTATGTCCTAGACGTTATGATTTTCCCGCGCCCGGAAGACCCCCCGAAGGTCACCAAGACGCAGGAACAACAGGAAGAGAGCGAATGGGAAGGATTGCGGGAGGAATGTTTTGTCGGAGAAAAGTCCTACATGCTGGACTTCTCTGATATCGACTAGGAGATAATATGGCGTACTTCAGAAAAATCCTACGAGCATCAGCAGCCACCACCACAGCAAAAACAGAAGTAGGAGATTGGGTTGATGTAGACGAGTACAACGAACTGTATTTTTGGTTGGACGTTACGGTATTTGCTGCCAGGAGTGACGAAACTCTTATCGTGACCATCGAGCGGGAGGCTAATAACACTGCTGGATATACAACGATTGAGACGTTTACGACTAAACAGACAACCGGCGTGTTCTCCGAAGAGCAGACTACCACTTCTCTTTGCGGCGGGAGGATTAGGTACAGGGCGGTTACGGCTGGAACGTGGTCGAGTAAGTCGATTACGTACAGTATTCAGATGGCCGCGAAAGACGCGTAAGCCAGTCGGCATAGAGCTACGTACGCGAGGAGATAAGATATGCCTCTTTTGAAAGGTGTCGAAGTTAGTGAGTTTACGGAGATTGACCGTAACGTTCGTTTCTTAAGGAACGTTTCGTTTAGGTATAATACTCCGTGGTCAGCTTCCTGGTTCGTTGACGGAAGCGACGGTAGCGACGATTATGACGGCAGGAGCCCCACGCGGGCCAAGGCCACGATTGATGCTGCCGTTCAGATTGCCGGGCACGGGGATGTGATTTATATTCGTCCCAAGACCTATGTTCCCGGTTCTGGTTTTGGTAGGTACGACGGTACGGCGACTATTGACGTTGCCCAGTATGACCTGTCTCTCATTGGTGTCACCAGGAGTCTGAATTCAGAGTATGGCGCTCGTTGGGCCGAGACTACGGCTGGTGAGTACGCTATCATCGGTGACGGTCCTGGTATGCACGTTGAGAACATCGGGTTCTTCCTTGAGGGTTGTACTACTGGTGGGTGTGCGAACCTCCGAAACAACGGGGCTACGTATACTCAGATTGGTTCTACTGGTACTACGTTCTACAACTGCGTTATCAAGGGCGGAAAGATTAAACTGGAAGGCGGGGACGGATTCACCGCAAGGGAATGCAAGTTCCATGCTATGTACGATGGTACCTATGGCGGCGGGATTGCCATGACCTGTTCGACTATTCCTGGTCGTAGATTTACGGTTAGGAATTGCGTGTTCCAGGGTGGTAATGCTGTTGCTCCTGCAACTACGTACATCTCAACTTCTTCTGGCCTGTGCACTGAACTGTTGGTTGTCGATAACTATTTTGGTCCCATTCCGGCGGATGGACATTATGTCAATTTTACAACCGGAACTTCCGGGTTGCTTGCTCATAATTTCTTTGAGCACGCCAATCTAGTTCTAGAGACGAGCCTTCATCTTGGAGAGGTTGTTCAGAGCGGTAACTGGGATACTGCTGGGATTGTTGTCTAAGTAAAAACTGGCGGGGGTTGGGCAACCAACCCCCTGCCATTATGAGCAAGACATGTACATTATCGTGAAGGGTAAAACAAAATTTGGAAGGACTCGTTCTGAACAGGAAATGAACCTTCGCAGGGAAGGTATGCGAAGCCTTAGCGATGAACAACTGGACAAATGCCGGTATATGGAAAAACATCTTGCCGAGCAGACTGGTTCCAAGGACAATTATGTTCACCAGGACGACGTGGGTGGCAATAGCGGAATTAAGGGGGAATAGATGGCCGTTTTAACATGTCCTTTTAAATTGGGTGCTAGTTGTGACAGAATACTGTGCAGTCTGTGGGACGTTGGACACGACTCGTGTGCGTTCCTGGCTATGGTTGAAATGCTGGTTGATATTGATATCCGCCTGGGCGGAGCTGGATAAGGAGAGGAAATGGAAGGGTACATTATTTACGTTCTTTTAGCTTATATTATTTATCGTGACATTATTTACGACCACCGATTAAACAAACTTCTTAATCGGTTGATGGCCAAGAACTACGAGGAGTACGAGTACTACAACAAGAAGTACGACAAGGACTTGGGTGAAGTTGAGAAGTTGAGGGACGAGGCCAGGGAAGAGCGCATCGAAGAGATTAACCATCTTGACGGTGAGATTGAAGACAAGGACACGCAGAAGATTCTTAATGCGTTTGACGAGGACTGGCCAGAGAGCGATGTCGATAAGACTAAGGTAGCGGACATACTTAAATGAATTGGAAAGACATAGAGAAGCGTATTCTTTCCGGTAAAGACCTGAATGAAGACGAACGAGAGTTCGCCAAGAAGAAGATTAACGATTACTGGGATAACCACCCAGATGTGCATAATCGTTATCCGCGCTGGAAGAAGTATCTAGCCTGGGTGGCCGGATACCAGAACTTTGACTACAATAAGATTACCAAGAAGTTAGTCGAGGTTCCGCTGGATAGAAATCGTCGGCTTGTAATCAATAAGTTAAAACCGTACGTGCGCACGCTTCTCGCTAAATTGACATCGGATATGCCTCAGCCCAGTGTTATTCCGAATACTAACGAGGATGCCGATGTTAGGGCGGCCAGGATAGGTGATAAGGTCATTGAGGGGTTGTCTAATAAGTTGGAATTCGACAGGGTTCTAACTGAGTTGAAGTTGTGGACCATTATCTGTAACAGGGCCTATATCCACGTTTACTGGAACGAGGAAGCCTCTGGGGCCATCGTGCCGCCTCAAGATAACGGTGATACCGATGCGTCGGACCCGGCAAATGGGCCGGATGGAGAGGTCTCCGAGGAGTCGGAGAAGGAACTTGGGTCTACCCTAGAGGCCGAGGGCGATGTTGTTATGGAATGCGTCAGCCCAATTAACTGTCGCCCAGACCCGCTGTACTGGAACAGGGAGAAATGGCGATGGTTTGTTTATGGTGACGAAGTAGACGCTGAGACCATCGAAGAGAAGTATAAACTTAAATCCGGCTCTATCAGAGAGAAATCCCAGGTTCTAGACACTGCATACGACATCGACCTACAGGATGAACAGGATGTTATCATAGCGCAGCCTGACAAGGAAATGGACATCACTGGTCGTACGGTCATCTGGAAAGAACTATGGACTCCGAAGTTCTACATCTTCATGGCCGGTGGTAAGATTGTTGACTATGGACCAAATTCCTTTGGGGAGATTCCGTTCTTCTTGACCGAGGACCGGCTTATCCCCATTAGCACGTACGAGAAGGAATTTTCTTATAACGAGAGCCTGATTAAAGACGCCATACCCATTCAGAGAGAATATAACCGACAGGCTTCTACAATGAGTACGGCCCTTGACAGGGCCAGCAAGCTCAAGGTACTTACCCCGATGGGGTCTCTCTTGAGCAAGAAGCAGTTTGTTAACGATTACGGTGTCTTCATCGACTACAACGCACACGCTGGCGAACCGCATCAGATGAAGCTTGAGCCATTTCCTATGGAGATGCCTCAATATAAGGCGGACTTAGAGAGGGAGATGCAGAGCGTATTGTCGTTGGGCCCGGCGTCATTCGGGCAGCTCCCGGAGCGCGCCTCCCACGCCTCGGGAACTCTCGTGAATCTTCTGCTTGAGCAAGACGATGTTATCCTTAATCCGCTGCTCAATGCAATCAATTATACGGTCAGCAAGGCTTGGAGGCTGGCACTCCTGTTGGTACAGGAGAACTACGTCGAAGAGCGGATGCTAAAGATTGTCGGCGACGACGGCGTAGAGGATATTATTAAGTTCAAGGGCTCCGACCTACACAACAACACGGATGTTAGGGTTATCTCCCAGGCCGGGTTGCCCAGAAGCCGTGCGTTACGCATCGAGTACATTATGAAGATGCGGGAGGCCGGGTTGCTTCTAGATGACAGGGCGACCCTTGAGATGCTGGAGTTTGGCAACGCCGATAAGATATTCAAGGACAACCTGGTGCATGAGCGCCGGGCGTACCGAGAGAATAGATTGATTTCCGAGCAACCGCAGATTGACCCGAATCTTACTGTTTCGTGGGTGTATCCGATGGAGGACCACGCCACGCATCTTAAGATTCATCTTCGTGACCGACTCGGAATTAAGTTCGAGAATTATGGTGACGCACAGAAAGCGGCCCTGGAGGCGCACATTCAGAAAACAACTGAGTATCTGCAACCAGCGCCGGTAGGAAACGAGCAACCAACCAATGAACAGGCAGGGGCGGCCCCGGCAGGGCAACCGCAACCACCCGCGACGGGCGGCCTCGGATAAATAGGATATTATGGGAAACAGTGAAGGATGGGAATATCAACCCGACCTCGGTAGTAAGTCCAAGGTAACTGAGGATGATGTCGATGATGTCATCGAAAGAGATGAC